TGCCAGAACGGTGTGACTTATAAAGAGTTTGGAGACGCCCTAACCAAGTTCCATGCTCATCAACCGGAGCATACTCCGGCCTATCTGCTTGTATCTGAACTTTCAAAGGCCATCGAAATCGCAGCTCAAATTGCCCGATCCGCCAACATGGACCGAGCCTTTGCTATTGCGCCTACGGCTTCCTGTTCTTATAACAACATTGATCTCAACGGGTATACTACTGCCCCCGAGTTGGCCCCTCCTATCTCTCGTCATGTCGACCGTGATAGTGGGACATTTGGAGTCCAGTCTTATGACTACCCGCCGAACATCGAAATAGCTTCTGATGTTGGTTGGGATGATTATAAGGCTGTCGCAGACGGCATCGTTCGTCTGTTCCAAAGCACACTGCTATTCCATGGCTATTCATTCAACAGTTGGAGCGATGTCGTTACCTACGACAGGGCTTTCTTGACTGAATGGTTCAACTCACCTCAAACCTCTCTCTACTACTCTCTTCAAGTAATGCCTGACACCCAGGCAAAAGATGATGCCCTTGCTGCGCTTGATGATGACTTCAAGCACTTGTTTGGGTTTGAAGAGGATGTAGATCCTGATTGCGGCTGTCCCATAGTTAAACCAGAAAACGAACCCTGTATTCCTTGCGGAGAATGAACTCGACCCTTTCGCCCTATGATCAAGTAATTAGCCGCAAGCGTAAGTGGACTCCGGTAGCCGTACAGCAAGGAAAGCTTGTTGATGGTTCCGAAGAATCCATTTATCGTGCGCTTGGTCTTCGCCACCTCGAACTGCCTGTTCGTGAATTTCTTCAGCAAGGACTGGAGAAAGAACTCCCTAAAACCGCTGGTGTGCGGGAGGCATTGCTCTCCAATCAACAAGATGAAGAGCGTCACGATCAGGCTTTGAACTATGTTGTTGCTGCCCATGGCATCAATGGCAAAGCCGAAGCCGAAGCCAAACACATCCTTAAAGCATGGTTGGATGCCCCCGAACATCCACTTCTTAAAGCCGCCATCCTCGAACGCAGTGTCTTCTTTGTCATCCTCCCGTTCTTCCGGTTTAACGGAGACATCGGAATCAGAACTACAGCAGCTGACATCTCAAGGGACGAACAAACCCACGTCGCTGTCCACTCAATGGTCTGCTCTGAGCTGGGCCTCAAGTCCACACCAAGCCTCAATCGCTTACGCCGAGCGACTGTGGGATGGGTGATGGATGCCCTTGGTTCGTCTGAGAACAAGTACCTGGACAAAGACTTCTGGCTGAATCAGTCCGACTCGCTTTATGAGCGGGGCAAGGCACCTGGCCTGAAGGATACGCAACGATCCAGAATGCCTGCGTTCTTCGAGGCTGCGAACACTGACCTTCCACAATATGGGTAGTCCATTTCTAGAAGAAGAGACATTGCCCCTGACTCGCGTGGTTGGGGGCAACGTTGATCTAGACCGCTTGATTCAGGAGCTTGAGGATATGTATCCTGATGTGTATCCTGATCACACCATTACCGAACGAGACCTGGCCTATCGTGCTGGGGCTATTTCAATCATTCGCTATCTTAAATCAAAGCGAGATCTTTAATCATGTGCCTTGCTCCAAAAGCTCCGGAAATGCCTCCGGCTCCTGCTGCGCCCGCGCCAACTCCTCTTCCTGAACCGCCGCCGCCTGCTCCTGTGACCACTGGTGGTGCAGCTGCTACCATTGCCCGTCCTTCCAGCCAGCGTGCTGCCAAGCGTCAGGCTAGCCGTGGTCCTAGCGCCCTGAGCATTCCCATGGGTGGTTCTTCTGCCCCCGCGCCTACTGCCTCCCAGGGCGGTGCTGGTGGCAACGTCAAACTTAATATTGGTAAGTGATGGAAAATCAGTCCGCCGCATCCCGCTACGCTAAGCTAGCCAGTGACCGGACGATCTTCCTTGATACTGCCAGGGACTGTGCTGCTCTTAGTCTTCCTTATCTCCTCACCCCTACTGGTGTGGTGAATGGACAAAAGCTTCCCACGCCCTGGCAATCTCTAGGCGCCAAAGGCTGCAACGTCATGGCCTCGAAGCTGATGCTGAGTCTGTTCCCTGTGAACACGACTTTCTTCAAGCTTCAGATCAACGACGGAAAGCTGGCCTCGGATCCAAATCTAGATGCTACAATTCGTTCTGAAATTGACATCAGCCTGTCCAAAATGGAACGGGTAGTGATGCAAAACATTGCCGAATCACAGGATCGTGTTATCCTTCACCAGGCAATGAAGCATCTGATTGTAACCGGGAATGTCCTGGTATACATGGGTTCGAAGGGGGTGAAGTTGTATCCTCTTGACCGCTTTGTGGTCGTCCGTGATGGAGAGGGTCAACCAACCGAGATCATTACGGTTGAATCTATTGATCGACAGTTTCTTTCTGAGAAATTCCAAGTCAACAAAGCTCGCAATGTAAACGCTGCGGGTGACAATACAACTACTCCTGACGTTGATGTCAATGTCGGAGAAAATGAAGTTGCTGTTTATACCTGGGCTAAGCTCAAGGATGGACAGTGGCGTTGGAGGCAAGAAGCTGAGGGGGAAATCATTGAAGAATCCCTTGGCAAGTCTCCTAAAAATACTACGCCCTGGTTGCCTCTCCGCTTCAATGTGGTAGATGGTGAAGACTATGGCCGTGGTCGCATCGAAGAGTTTCTTGGTGACCTCAAGTCCCTTGAAGGTTTGATGCAAGCAATGGTAGAGGGCTCCGCTGCCGCCGCTAAGGTGGTCTTCCTGGTGTCCCCCTCCGCTACCATCAAGCCCTCCGTGTTGGCTAAGGCTGGCAATGGGGCTATCATCCAAGGTCGTGCCGAAGACGTGACTGCCGTTCAGGTGGCCAAGCAGGCAGACTTTGCTTCCGCCTATCAGATGATCACCTCCCTGACTCAACGTCTGTCGGAGGCCTTTTTGATTCTGTCTGTTCGTCAAAGCGAGCGGACCACTGCGGAAGAAATCCGAGCCACCCAACAGGAACTCAACGAGCAACTTGGTGGCATCTATGGTAACCTTACCTCGGAGCTGCTGCGGCCCTATCTTCAGCGTAAGCTGTTCCTGCTTCAGCGTTCTGGTGACCTGCCCAAGCTTCCCAAGGGCATTGTGTTCCCAACGGTGATTGCTGGTCTTGACGGTATTGGACGTGGACAGGATCGTGAATCCTTGATGATGTTCCTTCAAACCGTTGGTCAGTCGCTGGGTCCTGACATGCTGGCCAAGTACATCCATCCTGATGAAGCAATTAAGCGGCTTGCCGCTGCCCAAGGCATTGAAACCTTGAAGCTTGTGAAGACTCCTCAAGAGCAATCTGCTGAAATGCAGAAAGCACAGGCTCAAGCAATGCAAGGTTCTCTTGTTAATCAGATGGGTGATCTTGCCAAGGCTCCTATGATGGATCCTTCCAAGAACCCAGAAGTTATTGATTCTCTTAGAAATGCCGCGTCAAACGCCCAACAAGGAAACGTCGGAATCCCAAACATTCAATCCCCCCAGTGAGGAACTGAATCCGGCTGATTACGAAATTCCTGAATCCATTGAATTGACCACCCGCAACAAGTATGCTGGCAAGCCAAAGGTCCGGGCCAATGCGTCCAAGCCTTTGATTGGTAGCCATGGTCCTAAGGTATCTAAACCCACCTTTGGCACCGTGCGCGGCGAGTACAACTGATCCACAACACCAATGCCCGAACTTACGTTTGATTCCACTGATGACCTCGATGTAACCGAGGCTCGTCAAAACCGAGAAGCACAGCTCCTTGAAGTTGGAGAAAAACTCCAGGCTGAAGAGGACGCTCGTGAACAACGCAAGTATGACCAGGCCCGAGAGGACGCCGAGTCTGAACTGCGTTATGCTGGCAAGTTCAAGTCTGCTGAAGATCTTGAAAAGGCCTACAAAGAACTTGAGAAGAAGCTTGGTCAGAAGGACGAAACCACTCAAGAAGAGGGTGATGATACCCAGGACGTGAGTGAAGAATCTGATGAAGAGGTTGTTGAATCGGAAGAAGTCCAGACTATTCTGAAGGCTTCGGAAGAGTACTACTCCAACGATAACCAGCTGAGCCCTGAGACCGTTCAGAAGCTCAAGGAGCTGCCCTCTGAGAAATTGGTGGAGGCTTACCTAGAACTTCAAAAGAACGCCTCTCCTGTGGCTGCTAGGCCTCTCTCTGATGCCGAGGCCCAGGACATCGTTAAGTCGGTGGGTGGTCAGGATGCTTACAGCGAAACCCTGGCATGGGCCGCTGAAAACCTGACTCCTGCTGAAGTTGCTGCCTATGACAATGTGGTCAACAGTGGCAACAAGGACGCAATCTTTTTTGCGGTTCAAGCTCTTAATCAACGCTATCGTGACGCTGTGGGATTCGAAGGCAAACAAGTTTCCGGCAAGGCCGTGAAGAACTCCATCAAGGGGTTCCGTTCGCAGGCCGAACTGGCACGCGCCATCTCCGATCCTCGGTATCGTAATGATCCAGCGTATCGCATGGACGTTGAAGAAAAACTGGCTGCAAGCGGCGATCTGCTTTAACTGATCGTGGGGACTGCAATGTCCCCCTGCCAATTGAGGATGGGATAACCTCGTTAAAAACCCAGTCATGACTGGAGTATTGGCCCGGTGCGCTGGATACCCAATACAACGGACGTATCATCTAACAACTAAATACCTTAATCCGGATACAACTCTAAGTACTTAGGAATCAAGTAAACCCTTTTTTCCTTTAATCAAGTGACTGCAACTCTTACTCAACTTGGTCAGTCTAACAAGGCTGGCGATACTAAAGCTCTTTTTCTGAAACTCTTTACGGG